AAATGGCCGATGTTTGCGATGGGCTGTTTAGAGCCGATGAGCAGGATTCCGGTGCAGAAGAAGCATATGATAATGGCTTTGAAGAAGCTGTTGGCGGTGGCTTTGGTGCCATCAGAATTACTTCTTCTTATGAGGATGAAGAAGATGATGAGAATGAAAAGCAGAGAATTAGGATAGAGCCTATTTATGATGCAGATACTTCCGTATTCTTTGATCTTGATGCCAAGAGGCAAGATAAAGCAGATGCAAGATATTGCTTTGTTATGTACTCCATGACCCCGGAAGCTTTTGAAGATGAATATGACAAGGATATTTCCTCTGTAAATAAAGCAGTCTCAGATGTGGAATATGATTGGTACACCCCAGATATGGTATTTATAGCGGAATACTATGTTATGGAAGAGGTAAAAGACACAATCCATGTGTTTCAGAATATCACTGGAGATGAAGAAAGATACTGTGAGGAAGACTTTGAGGAAAACCCAGAGCTTCTTTCAGAATTAAATGCTATCGGAACGCAAGAGGTTAGGCAGAAGAAAATAAAGAAGAGAGCAGTCCATAAATACATTCTCTCAGGAAATGAGATTCTTGAGGATTGTGGCATAATAGCTGGAAGAAATATCCCTATTATCCCTGTTTATGGAAAACGCTGGGTAGTGGATTCTGTTGAAAGATGTATGGGCCATGTCAGGTTGGTTAAGGATTCTCAGAGGCTAAAAAATATGCTTATGTCACAGTTAGCAGAGATTTCTTCTCTGTCTACTGTTTCAAAACCAATCTATACACCGGAGCAGGTGGCAGGATTGGAGCAGATGCACGCCGATGATAATATTAAGAACTATCCCTATCTTCTTGTTAATTCCATGACAGATGCAGCAGGGAACATGATACCTTCTGGCCCAGTGGGGTATACCAAGGTTCCTGAGATTCCCCCTGCTCTGGCAGCTCTCCTACAAATAGTAGATATTGATATGAAAGAGCTTCTTGGAAGCGGTGGGGAGGCAGATAAGATGCTATCCCACGTATCAGGAAAAGCTCATGAGCTTATTCAGAAAAGAATAGATGGTCAGGCTTTTATATATATGTCTAATTTCTCCAAGGCAATTAAGAGAATTGGAGAGGTGTGGCTATCTATGGCCAAAGACCTTTATGTAGAGAAAGGCAGAAAAATGAAAACTGTCAATAAAACCGGGCAGATGCAATCTGTAGAACTAATGCAACCCGGCCTTGGGCAACACGGAGAACTGGAAGCAAAGAATGACTTATCCAGAGCATCCTTTGATGTTATTGTTGATGTGGGGCCATCTTCTGCTTCTCAGAGAGAGGCTACAGTAGGTACGCTGACCAATATGCTTGCTATCACGCAAGACCCGGAAACGATACAGGTTCTTCAATCCATGGTTATGATGAACATGGAAGGAGAGGGTATTTCTGAGGTTCGTGATTTCTATAGAAAGAAACTACTTAACATGGGAGCATTGAAGCCCACAGAAGAAGAAGCAGCAGAAATGGCTAAGGAGGCAGAGAACAAAGAGCCCACGGCAGAGGAAAAAGCCTACGAAGGAATGGCAGCAGAGGCACAGGCAGAGGCAGTTAAAACAAAGTCTGAGGTTGTTAAGGTTATGACTTCCGCAGAACTGGACAGAGCAAAGACAGCAGAGACTTTATCCAAAGTAGACCTAGCACAGAGAAATGCTGTGGCAGCAGCCTTGGATAGAGAAGAAGAGATAAAGAAACAGCAAGAAGCACAATATGCTGCCCAACAGCAGCAACTTGCACAGATACAACAGCAGCAGATGCAACAGCCAGAACAGCCAATTGCATAAAACGCTTGCAATTGAGACAAAAGAGGTGTATTATGAGTATTGAAGAAGATCAGATCATCGAAGAAGATGATGTAGTCGTTGAAGAAGAGGAAATTGTTGAGGATTCCAACAACCCCGAAGAACCTGAGATTGACCAGGATGAAGACGAAGAGGATGATCGGATTGTTACAATAGGTGAAGCTCCTTCCGAAGAAGAAGAGGAAGAAGATACTACAGACGGTTTTACAGGGAAACCTGCACCGCAGTTTGTTAAAACCTTGCGTAAAAGTAACAGGAAAAAAGATAGTGAGATCAGGAGGCTTAAAAGGCAACTTGAGGAGAATCAAAAAGTACAAGAAGCTGAAAAGCCAATTGAGCTTGGAGAAAAACCAACACTTTCAAACTGTAACTTTGATGATAAAAAGTTTGAGCAAAAGCTCATAGAGTATCACGATCGGAGAAAGGAAGTAGAAGAACAAGCAGCAAATAAGGTTAAAGCAGCAGAGGCCCAGAACGAAGCATACAGAAACCGTCAAGAGGTTTATGTGGCTAAACGTAAAGAGCACAGCTTCAAAGACTTTATGGACACAGAAGAGCTTGTTACAGAAACTTTGTCGGAAACACAGCAGGGCATAGTTGTCCAGGGTTCAGAAGATTCAGCCCTTTTAGTATATGCCTTGGGGAAAAACCCCAAGAAATTAGCAGAGCTGGCTAAAATTACTGACCCGATAACATTTGCTTTTACTGTGGCAAAACTGGAGTCTCAATTGAAGGTTACAAATAAAAGAGTACCAACCCCAGAAACAAGAGTTACCAGCGGTAAAGCTGGTGGTATCTCTGGAAACTCGGATAAAGCCTTAGAAAGATTGAGAGATGAAGCAGCCAAGACAGGCGATTACACCAAAGTCTCGGCTTACAAAAACAAACTTCGTAAGGAAAAATAAATGGCTAACGATTTTAGTAAAGAAGAAAGAGTTAATTTTGAAGAGGTTCTTGAGGGTTTTAATGATGCACTTGTTGCATCCAAAGCTGCCAAGGTATATAAAACAGGTCAGACTGATATGGTCAGAGCTGGTGATGTTATGTGGAGAACTTCTCCCTATATCCTAGACTCTAACTCTAGTGGTATGACACAGACTGGAAACTTCGTGGATAGGACACAGCTTTCTGTTCCTACCTCCATAAGTCTTAAACACACCGTTCCTCTTATTATGGATGCTCGTGAACTGAATGATGCTGTCCAGGAGAAAAGACTTGGTGAAGGTGCAAAGCAGAGACTTGCTTCTGACCTTAATGTAGATGTTCTTAATGCTGCCTGTACCTATGGTTCTCTTGTAGTTCCTATTGCTGCTGCTGCTTCTGGTTTTGATGATGTTGCAAAAGTTGAAGCAATTATGAATGAACAGGGTGTTCAGAATTATGACCGTAAATTGTTCCTCTCTACCCGTGACTATAACGGAATGGCATCTAACTTGGCTGACCGTGGAACAGTAACTGGTAAAGTACTTACTGCTTATGAAAGAGCACAAGTTGGTCTATTAGCTTCTTTTGATACTTACAAACTGGACTATTCCAATAGAATCTCTGCCGCTGCTGGTACTGGTGATACTTTTGACAACCGTACTGTTACTGCTCGCTTTCACGTTCCTAAAGCTACTGCTACTGGAACCACAGGTGTAAATAATGTTGATAACCGTTTTCAGACGATTACCGTAAGTAACACTTCGGATGTTGTTGCAGGAGATGCAATGACTATAGCTGGTATCAATGCAGTTCATGCAATTACCAAGCAGGATACTGGACAGCTTAAAACCTTCCGTATTATTGCTGTTCCCAGTGGTACTTCCCTGACCATTACTCCTCCTATTATTTCTGCTCAGGGTGCAACTACTGCTGAAAAACAGTATCAGAACTGTGTTGTTAATACTGAATCTGAAACTGCTGCCATTGTTTATCTTAACAAAAAAGCAGCTGCTATCAACCCCTTCTGGTTCAAGGACTCTATAGAGATAATCCCTGGAAAGTATCAAGTTCCTGATGGTGCTGGTGCTTCTGTTCTGAGAGGTTCTACTGATCAAGGTATTGAAATGGTTATGACAAAACAGTTTGACATAGATACCATGAAGATTAAGTTCAGATTTGACCTTCTTTATGGAGTAACCAACTTGGCTCCTGAAATGTCAGGAATACTGATTTTCGACCAGACCTAAGATTAAGTTATTAGTAGTATTGGGGCTTTGCCCCATACTACTAATATACAGGAGATAAAATGCAAGATAAAATATTTGGTGGGGGCCAATTAACCTTCACAATAGATGCTTCTGATAAGCTATCAGTTTACTCAGAAACAGAGTGTAAAATATATTCCAGCGTTGCTTCTGCTAACTATCCCGTGTCTTATGCTGTATTGAAAGTTGTTCCTGCTAAAACAAGACATACTACAAGTGCTTTCTCTTCTGCAACATCCTTAATAATAAGTGCTGGAGCAGAACCAGTTTATTATGATGTGGGTACAGCTCCCGTTGTATTTACTCAGAAAGGATATCAAGGGGCTCCAGGGGCTCTTGATTCTACCGGGGCACTTACTGTTGCACTTATTACAAGTGGTATAGTAACTTCTGCTGCTGCTGCTACAACGGGAACACTTCCCACTGGTGCGGTAATGGATGCTTCCTTAGACATGGATATTGATGAGTGCTTTGATTGGTCTGTTATTAAAGTGGGGGCAAATGCTTTTACAGTAGCTGCCGCTGCATCAGGGCACACCCTAGTGGGGTTAGCTGCTACTGCTGCTACTTCCATTGGAATGTATAGGACAAGAAAAACGGCTGCCGCAACCTATGTAACATATAGGATTGGGTAAGGAGATAAAATGGAGTTCCCAAGAAATGTGTATATTTCCCCCGGAGATATAGAAGGAAATCTAGGTGTTACCTATGGTACTATCCTAGTTGAGAATGAAGAAGAGCTTAAAGCTGCTTTAAAAGAGGGTTTTATTGACAGTTTTGAGGAAGCTACAAAAGTAGTGAAAAAAACTCCTCTTACAGTTAAAAAAGAGCTCTCTAAGAAAGTTGAGAAGGAAGAGCCTGCCTTTGAAGAGGACGACTTCTAATGAGCACTAAAGGGGAACTCGCTTTATATGCCTTTGAAGAGATGGGTTTTGGAAGCAACACCTTTGATATTGATCCCGATATGATTTCATCGGCTATTCGTAGAATGACTTCTATGTTGGCTGATTGGAGTGTTAAAGGGGTCACACTTTCGTTTCCCCTTGCTCCAGAAGATAGCTCTGCCTCTGAGCAAGAATCAAATATTCCAGATTGGGCCGAAGAGGCTATTATCACTAATCTAGCTGTTAGAATTGGCCCATCTTATGGAAAAGCTGTTTCAGCAGAAACTAAAGTAGCTGCCAAGAATAGCTACAGCACTTTATGTGCTATTTTTGCACAACCAAAGGAATCACAGTTGAAGTCCATGCCTAAAGGGGCTGGATATAAAAGCAACTCTCCATTTACACTTAGACCAGTGGACAATAACCTTGATCCAGTGGATAATGGAGTAGACCCGTCAGGAGGGCCAGTATAATGAGTAGAAATTATTCCAGGAAGGACACGCCTGTTTCTTCCGATCTTGCCCTAATATGGGATGCAGAAAATAGCGATTGGAGACTAACAACCTTATCCGCAGTGTCAAGTTTATCCTTGAGTAGTACACCCTCTAACATGAAACCTGTAACACAATATGCAGCCCCTTCTGCCACTGCTTTTAATGTCTCTATAAATAATGATAACAAGGATGTACACTTAATATTATCCCCTGCTGCTACTTATGCCACAGGAGCAATAACCCTTCCTCAGAATAGCATGGCTATTGATAAACAAACTGTTCTTGTTAATTGTACACAGCAAGTTACCACTTTCTCTGTAAACTTAAATGGTGCAGATGCAGTTTATGGTGCCCCCTCCTCTCTAGGAGCGGATGATTTTTTCACTTTAAAGTATGATGTTACACTGAACTCATGGTATAGGGTGGGCTAAATGCAAGTACCTATATTGAACGGGGTATACACCGGAGAGACAGCAGACTATAAAATCTCATACCCTATCAATATGGTTCCTGTAATTCAAAACACAGGTATTTCAGAAGGGTACTTACGTCCTGTGGATGGAATAGTGCAGATCGGGGTGGGCCCCGGAATATCCCGTGGGGCAATCAACTGGAATAATGTGCTTTATCGTGTCATGGGTAGAAAACTCTGCTCTACAGATAGAGATGGCACAGTCACAATAATAGGGGATGTGGGTACAGACAATAAGCCAGTAACCATGTGCTACTCCTTTGATCAACTTGCCATTGCTTCCAATGGCAATCTTTTTTACTACAACGGGACAACTTTATCTCAAGTAACAGATCCAGACCTTGGACTTGTTCTCTCTGTTGTGTACATAGACGGCTATTTCATGACCACAGATGGAGAGTTTTTGGTTGTTACAGATCTAAATGACCCAACATCCATAAACCCTTTAAAGTATGGTTCCTCAGAAATAGACCCAGATCCAATAAATAATGTATGGGTTATTCGCAATGAAGTGTATGCGGTCAATAGGTACACCATTGAAGTCTTTGATAACGTGGGGGGTGATCTTTTTCCTTTCCAGAGAATAGATGGGGCCCAGATTCACCGTGGAGCTATTGGGCCCCGCTGTTCTGTGGTATATGAGGAAACTCTCATGTTTCTTGGAAGTGGAAAAAACGAATCCCCTGGGATATACATGGGGTATAACACCCAGGCTACAAAGATAAGCACAAAAGAGATTGATGAGGAATTAGCTGGGATACCAGAAGCAGAGTTATCTTTAGCTGTATTAGAAGTCTCTAATAATAAAGGGCACTCTTTTCTGTGGGTAAGGCTTCAAGATAGAACCCTTGTCTTTGATATGACATCCTCAAAAGCAGCAGGAGAACCGATTTGGCATGAAAAGGTCAGCGGAACACTAGGAAATGCCTCCTACCGGGCTCGTGATGTGATATACTGTTATGATAAGTGGCAAGTAGGTGACACGGAGAGTCCGAAAGTAGGGGTTTTAGATAACACCCTTTCTACCCATTTTGGTTCAAAGTCTATATGGGAGTTTGGTACTAAGATCATTTACAATGACAGTATGGGAGCTATTATCAATAAACTTGAACTTGTTGCCCTTACAGGTAGGTTTTCCACAGAAGAAGAGCCTATGGTGTCTACTTCATATTCTGTTGATGGTAGGTTATGGAGCCAAGAGAAATATATCAAAGCTGGTATGTTTGGTGAAAGGCTAAAAAGGCTTGTTTGGTGGAGACAGGGTGGAATGAGAAATATGAGAATACAACGGTTTCGTGGGGATAGCAACTCTTATATAGCTATTTCCCGACTTGAAGCAGATATAGAACCTTTAAACAGGTAAGGAGAATATTATGGGTTTCTTTGAAGACATAGGCAACGGACTCAATAACTTTTGGCAAGATATAACGGGTATAACTGCCTCTAATAATGCTACAGATGCTTTACAAGCTGGCACAGACCAAATGCAGGCCCAGCTTAAACCTTACGCAGATGCTGGACTTCCTGCCTTAGAAATGCAACGAGCCATGTCCGGCTCTCTTGGGCCCGAAGCACAGGCACAAGCATATGCTAATATTCGTAACTCATCAGGTTTTCAAGATCAACTAAGAATGGGGGAAAACTCCATTCTTTCCAATGCATCTGCTACAGGAGGCTTGAGGGGAGGGAACACTCAGGGGGCCTTGGGGCAATTTGCCCCGGCACTCTTGAATCAGGCTATAGGGCAGCAATATTCTCAACTTGGAGGTCTTACTTCCATAGGGCAGAACGCTGCTGCCGGAGTAGGCAACGCAGGGATGGAAGGAGCCAATGCTGATGCTGCTAACTATATGAACCAATATACCATGGGAAAAGATTTTCTAATGGACACAGCAGGGTTAGGGCTTAAAATAGCAGGTCTGTTCTAATGAGTGATATGCTATATAATTTTGGCCAAATGGCCAATAAGGGGAACCCTCTAACTAATCTAGGAGGGCAGTTTGCAGATATGGTTAACACTAAAAGAGCTGCCGAAGCTGCTAGGGTAGCTAATGAGAGATACCAAGAAGCTCTGACAGCATACAATGCCAATCCAAGAGATGAAGAAGCATACTCTAACTATATGGATGCCGCAGATGGTGTAGGGAAGTTTGACCTAGCTAAAGAGTCTGTTAAGGGTATGGATGCTATATACCAAAAGAATGGTTTAACTAGGATAATGAAGCCTTATGCAGCACTATACTCAGGGAATAATGAAGCAGCTATAACTCAACTAGAAGAAGATTCCCTAGCAGATCCAAGTGGTAAGAAACACAATGATTTCCTTATTCAACAGATAAAAGAGGGGAATAGTGATTCTGCTTTACAATATCTCGGTGCCATGGCAAGTCTTTTTGAAGGTGGAAAAGATGCTATGGGAAATATCTATAACATGAACAAAGATAAGAGAGATGAAACTTTAGCCATGACAGACTTCATTGAAAGGGGAGCAGGGTTGGTGTATACTAGTCCTGAACATGAAAATAGGGTTCTTTCAGGTGCTAATAAGATGAAAGACTCTATACTTGCAAGACTGTTTGCTGAGATGGGGTCTGTTGTTGGTGGGGATGGCTCAGGGAGTTTAACAGGAGAGTCTTTAGCAGATTATGTATGGAAAACAAACAAAGAGTACACCACAAGAATAAAGAACTATAAGACTGTAGTGGATAGTGCAGATAACATTTTTGCTGCTGCCCAACCTAATTCAGGTTTTAGTGATGATGCTATCCTTAAACTGTTTAATAAAGTTCTTGATCCTGATTCCGTTGTTAGGCAATCTGAACTAGAGGCCACGTTAGCAGCTCAAGGTAAACTTGAAGAGTTTAAAAACCTTATCCCAAAATGGGGCACTGGTGTAACACTTAATGCTGTCACAAGACCAAAACTTCTTGAAATTGTTCGCATATTAAAAGAAGAGGCAGAAGGCAATATTCTCACTGTTCAAGAGGACTTTAACCCCCTTGTGGATAGATTTATAGGTGAAAGACCCGAGGATCATGCCCTAATTTATGGCCCTGGAAAGGATAAAAAAGAAGATGTTGTAAAAGACCCTTTAGCAGATGTTAGAGCAATGCTCCTTAAAAAATACCCTGACTATGAGGACATAATAACCAATGGAACCCCAGAAGAGTTGCAGGAAGCATTTAAAACAACTCTTGAAGCTGATGGTATAGACCTTATTGGTACCCCTGCTACAGCTACAACAGAAGATCCAGTTACCAGCGGTACTCCTTTTCAAGAGTTTGTTATCAAACGAAATAAATTGACTGGTAGAGCTGCCGATAATGTTAGAAATATGTCTGATGAAAGGCTAATGGAAGGTAACCCGGGTACGGCCAGTGCTTGGAAAGCACAGCAAGACGCTCCTGCTGAAACAGAGCTGGCCCCTAAGATTCCTGATCAGCCTATTCAAGCAGAAATAAGATCCAAGATACTTAACAAAGCAAGGCTACAAGGTAACGCAGGTACTCAGATGTATAAAGACATTCAAACTATGAGCATCCAAGAGCTAGAGAAAAAGTACCCTGAACTATACAAAGAGTTCAGCACACCTGCTGATGTATGGGAGTTTTAAATGGGCGATAGAGCAATAAAGAAGAATGGTGTTGAAATACCTAATTTTCCATCAGACAAAACTAAAGCCGAGGCAGAAGCATTTTTGGACTCTGTGGCAACCTACATTGGAAAAGGAACTATAGATTACAATGATGCTAAGCAAAAGGTACAAGGTGCAGAAGATCTAAGGCTCAAACAAGCATACAAAGGCGTGGAACAGCCCCCAGAAGGGCTAGGAAGCATAGAGTTGAAGGAATGGAAAAAGAAGCACTCTCCTTCACAGGGGCAGCCTAAGAGCATGACTGCCGAAGCAGATGCTATTTTAGCTGAAAATGAAAAGAAAGGAACTTTTATGGGAGGCTTAGATGCCTATGCCCGTGAAGCTGTTCCCACATTATCTGCCGCAGCTGCCGGGGCATTAGCAGGCTCTGTTATACCTGGTTTTGGTACTATAACAGGGGCAGCTGCTGGGGTAATAGCAGAGAGGCTTACTAAAGCAGGATCTCCCTTCTTAGCAGAGTTAATGAACTCTAAACTAGGGACAAATCAGCTAAGTTCAGAAGAGAAAAATACCCAAATATTTGACAAGATGGGCTTACAGTACCCAGATACTCCCGGAGAAAGAATAGCTGGTAAAGCAGGAGAAGGAACTGCCGAAGGACTCGGAGTATGGGCAGGGGGAACTGCCCTTTCTGCTAATACACCTGCTTTAATGCAAGGTAACACTGCCCAAAGGGTAGGAAATGTTCTAAAAGAAGCTCCCGGAATCCAGATAGCGGGTGAAACATTCTCAGGAGCTGGTGCCCAAGGGGGCATGGAAATAGCAGCTAATAAAAATATGGGCCAAATAGGTACTATGTTGATGATGCTGGGTGGTGCGGCCATAGGGGATTTAACAGGAAATCAGCTAGCTAAATTAGAAGATCAAGTTAGAAGAGTGGTACAAGCTAAAGGAATGGATCTTCCCGAAGCTGTTAAGGATGTTCTTCAAGATTTTAAAGGAAATGGAGAGGCGTACCTTTCAGACTTTCCTGCTAAAACTAGAGATGCCCAAGATTTCCAAGACTACCGTAAAACTGTCAAGGGAGGTTATAGAGATTTAACCTTTAAACGAAGAGCCCAGAGAGTAGCTCTATCCCAGGAGATTGGCACACGGTGGGGGGTTGAACCTGATGATTATTATGCTAAAGACATAGTAGATGATTTAATGTCAAAAAGAAGTGCAGAACTAGGTGTGCTTACAGGAAACAGAGCAGATGTTGTAGAAAAGCTAATGAAACCTGCCGATGATATGGTTATTCAATCACCTCAAAATGCTCAAGACCTTACATCTTTTCAGGCAGTAGCAAGTGTTAGTGACGTGCCAAAGTTGACAGGGATACCAAAAGTACCCACCCCAAAAACCACTGCTCTCATACGGGAAACAAGTGCCAAGTTAGGTGCTTTAAATGATACAGATTTAGACACTTCTATTCGAAAGCTGGCTAACTGGGAGCAGATGTTACAAGAAAAAGATTTTGCTCAAATGATTAGACAGAAAAACTCTATAAGTAATTACTATTCTGATCCTGCTCTTGCTAATGTATCTACAGATGTCCAAAAAGACTTTAATAATATTAGAAACGTGCTCAATGAAGAGCTTAACAACTATGTAAAAAACAATGTTTCTAATGCTGATTACAATAAGTACATGGCATCTAATGCTCGTTTATCAGAGATGATGGACGATTTTAAACGAACTACTTTAAAGCAACTTCTTGACGGAGGAGAGTATAACCCAAAGACAGTCACCAGTATGCTAAGAGATACTGATAAGACAAATGCGGATATGTTATTCAATGCTTTAAACCCTATAGGACAGGCAAGAGCTAGATCTGCTTTAATTGCAACGGCAACAGCTAATGCTACTAGATATGGCAAACTCTCTCCTAATGAACTATCAGAGCAACTAGTAAAAGAAATGCCACAGCTTAAAGCATTTTTTGCAAAAGATGATATGGCAACTTTAGAAGGGCAGATTCGTTTCTTGCAGCATACTATTGGAGATGAGGGAAATCTCACAGAGGTGCCAACAGCCATGCCTGGAGAAAAACTCCCTGGTGGTAAGTATGCACTGGCTAGAATGATCTTTGCCAACCCTCTTGTTGGAATAACCATAGCCGGGGGAACATCTTTATCCTCTGGGTGGTTAGTAAGGTTCATGGAAAAAGGGCCACAGAGAGATATGCTGCTTAAATTGGGCACCCTTGCTCCTAATTCAGAAGAGGCAGGTAGGTTGATAAAACGGCTTACTGAAATGGCAAATGCTACTGCTTCCGCAGAAGACCCTCTTATTAACGTGGACGCAGTTACAGGAGCAGACCCTGGAGGAAACTTGTAATGCTACAACTCGAAGCAAAGTCACAGTGGGTAAAGGACTATGGGTGTGCCATGATGTGCGTTCTTGAAGAATGTAACAAAAGACACCTTCTGACTGTATCCTCAGAGAACGTTGATCTTTATCACCGTATTCTAGCTGAAAATGACTGCTTCACAAAAGATCAGGATATTATTTGGGTTAGAGCTTTTTCCACTCTTGGTTTGAAAGTGACCTATTTGGGCCACATAGAAGAGGGGGCTGATTTTATTTTCTATAATTGGTATAATGCACGTACAGGGTGGTACCACTTCACTCATGGGAAGAAGAATGTGTGCACATATGATCCATTGGGCTACAGCATTACTGCTAAAGAGGGCATAATCTATTCTGTAAGGGGCTTTAAAGTATGATTGACATCAGGACATTTATCCAGGTTATCTCATTTATGACATTAGCAGCAGGTCTTCTTGCGGGGTTTATAAAAATGCAAACTACTCAAAACATGAAAATTGAACAGCTTCAAGCAGAACTTACAGACCTTAAACTACGTCAAAGAAGGTCAACAGATCTACAGGTAGACACAGATAAAGCCTTATTGGAAATGGGTAAGGATATCAAACAAATACTTAAAGATATGGAAGAGCTAACAATAAATGGCTGCCGTAGAATTGGGGAGGGACATAATGGGACTGTTTAACTGGGGAAAAGCTGTTAAAGATGCAGGAGATGGAGTTTCTTCTGCTTTCACCGGGGTTGGCTCCGGGATAAGCAATATTATCAATTCAGCCAAAGGGCAAATACCAACAGAAGTACAGGGCCAGCTACTTATCCTTGAGGCCCAATTAAATGGGGATATTAAAAAAGCAGAATTGGATATTCAAGTTAAAGTAAAGGAGATCATGGTTGGAGCTCAACAGTCTGTGTATGACTTTGCTTTAAAATATGAGGGAACAGCCGATCAAGTACCCAAGTGGGTGTTGACTATGCGGTCTGTTATTCGCCCTCTTATCACTATTATTTCTATGGGCACCTTCTTTCTCTTAATGGGGATGGATATATTTAAGATGATATCGAAAGATGCAGATATGACAATTCTAAACAGTCTCCCAGAGCAGTACTGGTGGATATTAGGCATAGTAGTTGGGTTCTGGTTTGGATCAAAAGGTGTAGAAAACCTTTTCAGTAATAAAAAGAAGGTGGATTAAATGGAAAATATAGTAAAAAACACATTCCCTATTTTCACAGATGTAGACGGTGATCCTTTAGATGAAGGATACCTTTTATTCACGGATATTAACACAGGGTTAGATGTACCTGTTTATTGGGATAGTGCTTTAACTCTTCCTGCTACAGCAGTTCGTACTAAGGGTGGATACCCTAATAACAGTGGAGTCCCTGGTAAGATCTATGCTAGTGCTCCGTACGTTATCACAGTCAGGGATAAACGAAATGCCATAGTCCATGATCAAATCTCCAGTGAGTTCTTTAGTAGCATTTCTAACAAACCAGCCACCCAACTCCATACGACAATCCCCAAGAATATTACTCAGGGATATACGAATCTTATTCAAGATCCTACTAATTTGACTACTGCTAGTTGGGTCCCTGCTACTAACGTCACAGTATCAGAGCTTGAGAAAGGGATAAATGGATATTCATATTGGAATGTCAAATCTGATATATCCGCAACTTATAAAGTAGTCGATACCATAAGGATCTCGGCCCCATCATCAGAGGTTGTGGTTCGTGGTATTGTGAATAAATCAACAAATGATGAAACGAGAATAACCCTAAGGAATGATACTACTGCCGCAGATGTTGGATCTCTAGTTATTACGTTTAGTACAAAAACTGTAATAGTCTCATCTGGTGCTATACTCCTTGAAGCTTTATGGATAGATAATGA